ACGACAAACAGCTAATATGCAGATCACCAAGGAATTCTTGGAGACTGAGATTCGTGATCTTGAGACTGAAGCGCAGAAAGCCCAAACCTTTTTGATTCAATCTCAGGCCACAATCCAAGCGTACAAGATGCTTGTAAATAGGCTAGACGCGCCAGAACCGGAGCAAGAAAATGACGATGCAATATGACGTAAAGTCGTATCACAATACCGTTTCGGGGGTAGCGGTGCCTTATCGCACCCGCTTGAAGGGGGTTGTGATCTCTCCTACAACGTCTACTACATACAACATACCCATAGCAAACAACGTAGCCCAATCTGGGACGTATGACATCCCCGGAACGACAACTTGCACAGTAACTATTGCAGGGCATGGGGTTGGTTTAGGTTCGCGCGTGTGGCTACAGTTTGCTGATGGTGACGGCGTTAGTAATATGTATGTAGTAACAGCGGTAACAATAGATACTTTCACAGTTACAACAGGGACGTTAACCACCTCTGGTGATGTGACTGTGTATAACCAAATTTTGGTTGAACTTGATTGTTCAACTGGCACATCGTTTTATACGTTCATTCCGGGCGAAGGCGTTTTGGCTTTAGATGGCATTTATGTGGGATTGCCCGCAGCAAGTGTCGTAACCTCAACCATTTTTTACGGGTAAGGGGTAAGCCATGGCAATGCAGTATGACGTTAAAGCCTATCATGCCTCAGCATCTGGCACGGCGGTAAACTACGCTACGCGGTTAAAGGGTATTACTGTAACTTCTGGCACATCCTCAATACGTAATATGGCTGTTGCTGATCCAACAGTTAAAAAATCAGGCACATACAGCCAAACAACAACCACAATCACCGTTACTATTACGGGTCACGGTTTAGTCAATGGGCAACGTGTATTTTTAGACATGACCTCTGGCGCAAGTCGTGACGCCGTTTATGCGGTTACAGTAACAAATGCAAACGTGTTTACTGTGACTTCTACAACTGCGTCCGCAACTGGCAATGTAACTATGTACACAACTTTGTTGTTGGAATTGGATACATTTAGCACGGTAGGTTTGCCAATTAAGATTCCCGGTGAAGGTATTTATTGCCCCAACGGTATTTACGTTGGGCTTGGTACAACTGTAACGGCAACAATTTATTATGGCTAAGTCACCAGCATGGACAAGGAAAGAGGGCAAGTCCGAGAAGGGCGGCTTGAACGCCAAAGGTCGCGCCTCTGCGAAGGCCCAAGGTATGAATCTAAAGCCACCACAACCGGAGGGCGGCTCAAGGCGAGACTCTTTCTGCGCGAGGATGAGTGGCATGAAGAAAAAGTTAACGTCCGCGAAGACCGCGAACGACCCAAACTCCCGGATTAATAAAAGCCTACGGGCGTGGAATTGTTAAGATGGATAATCACGATATTAAAGTAATGACTGACGGCGCTGCTGTAGTTGTAGGCATAGGCGGCTTTATGTCATGGTTTCCGCCCCTTGTTGCTTTAGTTGGGGGCTTGCTTACTATAGTTTGGTTAAGCCTTCGTATTTGGGAAACCGATACCGTACAAAAATTAGTACGTAAAAATGCCAAGCAAGAGTAAAGCGCAACACAATTTCATGGCTGCGGTGGCGCATAATCCATCGTTTGCTAAAAAAGTAGGTGTGCCTACATCTGTAGGCAAAGACTTTAACCAAGCGGACAAGGGCCGCAAATTTTCAAAAGGTGGTGATACTATGGCTTCCAAAATGAACCCCGGCTTCATGGCGATGATGAAGAAAAAAGGCACTAGCAAAATGGCTGGTGGTGGCGTGGCCGCATCGAAAATGGGTGCTGTTAAGACTGCTGCCCCTAGCAAAGACGGTATTGCTGAAAAAGGCAAAACCAAAGGTAAGCAAATTAAGATGGCTGGTTCTGGTGTCCCCGGTGGCATTGGTTCTAAAGTCATGAAAAAAGGCGGAATGGCCAAGTGCTAATCTAAGGAGTTGTCATGAACGAAGATGAGAAAAAAGCGGCTAAATACCGCAAAGAAGCGCGTGAGGCAGGAGTAACAGCCCCCGTACCTCAGAGTGCTGTGCAAGATGCAGCAGATGAAAAGGCACGTCGCGCTATGGAAAAAGCGTATAACCGTTCTTTGACCAGCCCTGAAATGGTAAATCCCCCTGCTGCCCCGGGAATGCTGTCGCGCAAACATGGTGGCTCAGTAGGTTCTGCCTCTAAACGCGCTGATGGTATTGCTACCAAAGGCAAGACTCGTGGCACTATGATTACGATGAAGTCTGGCGGGATGTGCTGACATGGCAACCGCAAAACCCAATAGCAGTGTAGCTAAATCTTTAAAAAAGGCTGGGTTTTATGGTGCAAGTAAGCCTAAACGGCTAGGCATTATTAACAAAGTTACCACCAAGCCGCAACGGATAGAGATGGTTGATAAATTGTTTTTAGCCAAAAAAATTAAAGGTGGTACTAAATGATGGCCTCTCGCGGTATGGGTGACATTAACCCTTCCAAGATGCCCGGCGCTAAGAAAAAAGCGCGTCGGGATGACACTGACTTCACGCAGTATGCGGAGGGTGGGAAGGTTAATGCCGCTGGTAACTACACTAAGCCTAGTCTTCGTAAGAAGATTGTGTCTCAGGTAAAATCCGCAGCAACCCACGGCACTGGCGCAGGTCAGTGGTCCGCGAGAAAAGCGCAACTCGTTGCTAAGAAGTATAAAGCTGCAGGCGGCGGGTACAGGGATTAAGGCGGAATGAAAAAGCGCAAAAAATTTGACGATGGGGGGTCAGTGATGGATATGCCATCACGGGATATGCGTGACCCAGCATACCGTCGGCAACTTGAGCGTGAGCAAGCGTTGGAAACTTCAACACCAGAATTGATGCTGATTGGTCCCGCAAAAACTGCGCAAACGCTTGCCGCTAAGACAATGGGGCGCGTAGCTACACCTACAAAATCAGTGACAGATAATATACAAATTGGGCAGTATGTAAAGCGTAATGAAAAAATTGCAAATGCAATTAAAGAACACGCGCTTGACAAAGCTGCGCCCGGTGAACGAATGGCGATGGCTAAAAAAATTGAAGAAAATTTAATTAAAACGCGTAGCCAAGACCGAAAAGCCAGAAACTTTGACGAGTTTCAAAAGGCTGTTTTAGACGCAGAAAAAAATACATTAACAAGTCTAGGCGCTCAAGGTACAGTTGAGATAGCAAAAAGACTTAAAGAAAGAAATTCTCAAGAATCAAGCGACAAGTATAGAGCTGGCGGCAAGGTCAAGTCAGCATCGTCCCGTGCGGATGGCTGTGCTCAACGCGGTAAAACACGAGGTAAGATGCAATGAAAGCTCCGCAAAAGTCGCTTAAAGATTGGGGCGATCAAAAATGGCGGACAAAGAGCGGTAAGCCGTCGTCAAAGACAGGCGAACGATACCTGCCAGAAGCGGCTATCAAGTCACTCACCCCGTCAGAGTATGCCGCCACAACGAAGGCAAAGCGGGCAGGGAAAGCAGCAGGAAAGCAGTTTGTTAAGCAGCCCAAGGGCATAGCAAAGAAAACAGCGGGGTTTAGATAATGGCAATAACGACCGGAACCACCGTCTTTAATTTGGACATGAACGACCTCATTGAGGAAGCGTTCGAGCGTTGCGGTCAAGAACTTCGCACCGGCTATAACTTCCGCACTGCGCGTAGGTCGTTAAACATTCTGACAATTGAGTGGGCCAACCGTGGATTGAACTTCTGGACTGTAGAACAGAACCAGATTCCTATGGTGACAGGCCAAGCTATGTATCCAGTACCTGTTAATACAATTGATATTCTGGATGCTGTGGTTCGTCAAAATAACAGTACGACCAACCAGATGGATATTAATATCAGCCGTATTGCAGAACCGACCTACATGAGCTTGCCTAATAAGCTGGCGCAGGGGCGACCAATTCAAGTTTGGTTTAACCGTCAGTCTGGGCAGGAGAACACGACCAATGTTACCTTGATTGGTGGAATTAGCGCATCCGATACCACTATTACAGTGTCGTCGGTCGCTGAGTTAACCACGTCTGGGTTTATTAAAGTTGGTACGGAAACAATTAGTTACCCCAATGTTGACCCTGTAAACAACCAATTACTCAACTGCGCTCGTGGACAAAACGGCACAAC